AGACGGAAAGATGATTGTCTTTGGACGGGTGGGATATGGAGACCATCTGATTTACTCTCACTTGGAGAGTGCTGGGAAAGTCCCTCAAGGGACGGCTTCAAAGAAGCAGAGTGTGTTTCAGAAGTCGCATTCCCAGATACGAGGAGATTGGAAGAGCAATCCTTTTTCACCGAACAATCTGGCTTTGAAGATTCTGTGGTAGTCCTCTTAATACCATACCACTTCTCACAAAATACACACATAAACTTGGACGACCCGTGCTGACACTCACCCTCTTTGGGTAATGAGAATGCTACATTCCCATTACCAGAAATCCCAGTCAGAGTTCTGTATTCTACTGGCTTAGTTAGTTCCTTAACATCAACAGAATAGTAATGTTTAATCGTCGCTATGTATGGGAAAGGGTCAGATGACATTATTCTACACAAGGCAGATATATTTATGCGTAGAGAACTTCATAGCCATAGATTACACCGGGTGTGCCATTGAGCGTGAAGCCAGTGCCGGGGGTTATATTTGATATTGTAGCGGGAGTGACAGCAGTCGCAAGTTGATTTCCAGTAGAACCAGCCACCCACGCACGAAGGGCAGAGTTCGCTGTAATTGTGGGACAATTAATCACATCGGCAGCGGCGACTTGTGTGTGAGCGGAGACACCACCAAAAGCACCAGTGCCAGAAATACCAGCAAGAGACCCAGCGGGTTGAGAAAGAGGAAAAGAAGAAACTTGTGTGCGTGAAACCATCTGAGAATTAACATTAGATATATTAGTAGTAGCGTAGCACGAGAGACAAGCCTGACCGCCGTTTAAAAGAGGAGCGAACTGTGCGACTGAAAGAGAAAAAGTTAAACCATTCCAGCCGAGTGTGGCAAAGGCTGGAGCAGTCTGAGGAGCAGAAAAGGAAGGATTGTAAATCAACTCACTAACACCATTGAGAATAAGACGATTATTTAAATTACCAGCAAAAGTTACGGAAGGATTTCCATTAAGAATCAAACTGTTCCCAAGTGAAGCAGTATTCGCAGTAACTGACCCATCAGCAGTAACTGAGCCACTCGTAGCAACACCAACAGACCCACATCTTAGTCCAGCGGCGACAAGAACATTCTCAAGCACTGGACCGCCTTGTGAAAAATTACCATTGTCAAGAACATAATTGACGGACATCTTCTAATATAATTAATACAGCGAAAAAAACACTGTATTGATTATCTTATTTATTAGATAGATAATTTATGCGTAGAGAACCTCATAACCGTAAATCGCACCAGCCGTGCCGTTGAGCGTAAAGCCAGTGCCGGGCACTACTGCTGTTACATTTCCGGCAACAATACCAGCGGCGAAGGCAGCGGTTGAGCCACCAGCCAACCAGACACGGAAAGCAGAGTTCGCTGTGACTGTGGGACACGCAATGGCATCAGCAGCGGCGACTTGTGTGTGAGCGGGAGAACCACCAAAAGCACCAGTGCCATAAACACCAGCAAGAGACCCAGCGGGTTGTGCCTCTGGAAGAGAACTAACTTCTGTGCGTGAAACTGATACTGAGTTGGCTACAGTTGCCTGAGATGTCGCATAGCAAGTTAGGACATCATTACCACCATTGAGTAGTGGGGCAGTCTGGTTAAGCCGAAGAACTAACTGAGGAATAGCACCGTCCTTAACACTAAGCACAGCATTCGCTGGAGCAGTCTGAGGAGCAGTGAAAGCAGTGGGAGCATTGAGAAGCAACTGACCGCCGTTATTAGTTACGAGTGAAGAGGCGGCAACAGCACCACCAGAAGAAACACCAACAGACCCACATCTTAGTCCAGCGGCTACAAGAACATTTTCAAGAACTGGACCGCCCTGCGAAAAGTTGCCGTTGTCAAGAACATAATTGACGGACATCTTCTATTATAATTAATACACCGAAAAAAATTCGCCGTATTGATTATTTTGGTAAAATCACATATTGTAAAGATTTACATTAGCCGGGCTGATAGACCACGGCGACGACCACCCGTGCCACCACCAGTGCCATCACCGCCCGTTCCAGCACCCGTGCCGTAGCCTACTGCTCCAAGGGCACTCTTTACCTTACCCATCGTGCCAGAGTCACCGAGCATTCCCTTAACGGCTGAAATACCGGGCTTCGTGGCATTATAGACATCTTTCGCCTTTGAGAGAACATTGGCAAGAGAACCGAACATACCAGCACCACCAACATAACGCTGGAGCATATCACGAGTTCCCTGAGGAGCAAGAGGAGCAGATATAATATCTTGTTCGGAGAGAACGCCCTTGATGATGCGTGAAGAGCCACGGATTGACTCAAAGAAGCCAGAGTTCGCCGTGATGACGAATAACTGAACGCCAGACTGGGCGACAGCGGAGGTGTTCTTAACTTGGATATTAAACTGGAATGTGAAATTGCCTACAAGTGATGGGGCTTGTCCCGTCTGTAGCGTTATATCTTGTGAAGGCTTGAGAACAAGAAGACCACCAACCATTGGCACACGGCTGTTCGCACCACCGCCGAAAGTCTGACCCGAGCCACCAAGTGTGCCTTGCTGGAGAGTCGCACCCGTGTGAGCCTCACCAACCCAACTGTTCCAGTCCATATCAAGACCGTTCTTCACTGACATAGCGTATAACTGCTCGGCAGTCTGAGATGAGAGCAGACCGGAGAAGTTGTCAAAATTGACCGTTAGAGGAGCAGTGACATTGTCAGCAGCTGTCGCAACTGGTAAATAGAAATCACCTTGTGTGTTTGTTAGTGATGTAGGATTGGGCTTGACATAGATGATGAAAAGGTCGGGAATCTGGGGAAGTGTGATTGTCTGCGACTGAATCTGAACTACCGCACCAGCGGGAATTGGACCGCCTTGGTATGCCGTGATGTAACGGGGGAACTCCATATATGGCACGACTGACTTGGGAGGAAGAGGAACATCAAGGGAAGGCGTTAGGAACTGGCAATTTACACGAGAGTTCGCAAATGAGCCGGAACTTGATGAGGCATTATACTGGAGACCCGTGATATTTACGCCATACTTCTGTGTGCTACGAACAATGCGTGTAGGGGCTTGGAGATTCATAATTAACTGAATGTTGTTGATGCCGAAGAGACCCGTGTCCCACTCGTGGCAGTCGGAGAATACAAAAGGAGAGAGAACAAGTTTCTCCGTTGAACCCCAGCGGAAATAGAGAGGAAGAGCAAGACCAACGATGTTGCCAAGGGAAGTCCAAGCGGGAGAAACGGGAGCGATGCCAATCGTTGGTGCGGCTGAAAGCCAGACAGCACCATTATAGAGCACTAATGAACCACCATTGGCAGTCGTGGCATATGTAGAGGTGTTATTCCAGTTGTAAGGGACGCAAGGCTGACCGTTGAGTGAGATGTAAGGAGCACCAGTAAAGGCTGGGGGAGCAACACCAGCAGTAAGAGCAGAAGGAGCAGAAAGGGGGTTGCCTTGGGGGTCAGTGTAGATTACATTGTAGAAAGCACCGTTGGGTGTCTCAGAGAAGTCAGTCTGATTTTCAATACCAGCAAGAGGGTTATTGATATTACCAGCACAGTCATTGTAATTCTGATACTTGTCTAACATTGTCGGGCAAGTTCTCTGGAGACGATTCTTCTTGTAATCCGTAAGGCGTAGAACCTCCTTGAGAACATCTTGGGAGTTAATTACGCTTGTCGTATCGTTGATTGTCGCCGTAAGCGTGGAGCAGAGAGAGTTTAGGGGAAACGCACAAAGGGCACAGTCACGACCCCACTGACCGATGGGGCGAGTCTCTGGAGGCACAAAGTTGAAAGAGGCACTCATTGACATATAGACCGTAGAACTCCACTCAACGGCTCTATCAACATACACATTCTCAGAAGGAACATAGATGTTGTAAGTGTGCTGTGACTGGGTGGCGGCGATGGCGTTGAAAGGGGCATTCGTTAGAGATAAAGCACCCTTCTCAACGGCATACTTCGGGCGACTCTGGACGATGCGGGAATCAAAGACGGCGAGTTTCTCAATGTCAGCACTCATCTTCTATTATAAT